AAAGAAGGCGAAGCCTGCTCGTGAAGTGACGTTTTATGGTGGGTATGATCTTGACACTAACATGCAAGAGAATTTTGAGAGAACAGCCAAAAAACTTGTAGGAACAACGGATGTTGAAAAAATAGTGGCTGCAACAGGAGCTCCGGATGGGGCCACCGTTGAAATAAAAGTTAGGGAAGATAGCCTAGCGATTGAGTATGCCACTAAGGAAATATCTAATGCACAAAGAACCATTATTAAAGATGAAAAAGGTCGCACCTATATTGAGAATGATTCTTTTTTCCTTGAGGCGTCAGCTCAGGATAAAGGATTGGGCACTAAGACTTTGAAGCGTCAGGTTGATGCCGCTGCAAAGTTGGGAATTGATAGAATAGAGACGTACGGCGCAGGCGGCGCCGGTGAGGCCACAAATGGATATTACACATGGCCCAGATTAGGGTATGACGCAAAAATACCCGACGCGCCAAGGTTTACGGGGGATCGCGGCGATAGCAAGATGCTATCAGATTTAATGAAGACGGATAAGGGCCGGAAGGAATGGAAACGTAACGGTAGGTCCCTGAGAATGGAATTTGACCTCAAAGATGGTTCACGCTCGCGAAAGGTTTTGGATGCATATGTCGAAAAAAGATTCGGAAAACCCACCAATAATGACGGACGAGGACGACAAGATTCTGGACAATATTTGGGACGAGATCGACTGATCCACAACACCGCCTGGAAGTTTCTCGGCGATGCCGATAAACTCAAGGAATTTATCGCGTGGCTGAAAACACAATCCACGATATCAATCCTTGCCAATACGGGCAAGCAACTCACCGATGAGCAGTGGCTGGATGGCTACATCCAGCAGACGTACAAAGAAGGGATGGGAGCCGCGTTCGATGCGGTTCGGAAACCAGAACTTGAATCCAGGATGGATTTTTACGCAGGAACAAAAAAAGAATTCCTTCAACAAAGTTTTAATAATCCCGCATCAGTTGAGCGGGTGCAATTGTTGGCGGGGCGGGCGTTTAGTGATCTCCAGGGGATCACCGAAGCGATGGCCACGCAAATGCGGCGGACATTGGTAGACGGGTTTATAAAGGGAGAGAGTCCGTGGGATATCGCAAGGCGCCTTCGGCAGGACGTCGACGGGATAGGCAGGGTGCGCGCCGAGATGCTGGCGCGAACCGAAGTCATACGAGCCCACAACGAGGGCCAACTGACCGCGATGGAAAACATGGGTGTCGAGGAGGTTGGGGTTGCTGTGGAGTGGAGTACGAGTGGGCTTGGGGTGACGGCGAAGGGGAACCAGAGCCCCTGTAAATTATGCGTCCCGCTAAAGGGGATGGTACTGCCAATCAAGGAAGCGCGGGGGATGCTCCCGCGTCACCCTAACTGCATGTGTTCATGGATACCTGCAAACGTAGGCGAATCGGAAGAGGGTCAGAAAAAAACTCAAGGCAGGATTCAAAGCGCTATCCAGGATTCACTCCGGGCAGAGAGACCCAAATCGAAGATGAAAATGGCCGAGCGAAGACGTAGGACAAAATGGCAGGGCGGGACACGACGAATAGGCAAAAAACGACCCAAGAGTATTATCAAGCCCCAATCATGATTGAATCGGATCTCACCCCCACTGAGCAGCGGATACTAAGCCTCCTGGGCGATCAGCGGGACCATTCCAAAAAAGAACTACTCGCCGCCATAGGTGATTTCACGGATTGCAATACTTTGCGAGTCCATATTTCGAGACTTCGGAAGAAGATCTCAAACGGTTACGATCTGTTCTGCAGCCGAACTGACAACGGCTGCGTCTACCGTCTAGTGCGAAATCTCGCATCTGCTAACGACGGCCGTGCGTAACTGAATTAATTCCACCTCATCCGTTTGATGTATTGTGGGTGTTACCCTAAACTCGTCCCACTATGATACTCGAACAATTCACATCGAATCTCGGAATCGTCCGACGCGAGACTCTAAACAAAAAGGAGTATCTCGTCGCGGCGGTGAATATGATTGTGCCCGGGGTTCTGAACGGTTCCCAGGGTCCACTTCTTTATCCAATGGAAGAGATTCGTAAAGATTATGATGCGTGGAACGGCATCCCGCTGGTTCGTAATCATCCTTCTGATAAAAGCGGAAATCCCGTTTCTGCGCGTTCGCCCGTTATCCTCCGAGAATTTGGCCTGGGCCAAGTTTTCAATTCTCGTATTGGGGATTCGCTCGGCGCCGAGGCTTGGTTTGATATTGATCAGGTCCGAAAACTGGACCCGGATCTTCTGACTCGCCTAGAATCCGGCAAGCCTGTGGAAGTATCGACCGGTTTGTTCACGGATAATATTCCGGTGAAAAACGGCGACAATGCGATCCATAACGGGACACCGTACGTCGCGGTTGCGCGGAACTACCGACCTGACCACTTGGCCATCCTGCCCGATAAGAAGGGCGCGTGCTCAAACGATCATGGCTGCGGCGTTAACCTCAATGAGGAAGAGTACGAAGAATCCAGTGAAGAGTTGATCGAAAACAGCAAGCCTTGGTACGAAAACAGCAAGCCTTGGTACGAACTGGTTTCGAACAAGTGCGGTTGTTGTGATGATCGTCAATGGTTTTTGAAAGTGGCCGAGTCACCGGCCATGAATCACTCAGGCGGGCACGGCAAAAAATCCAAAGGCGGCGGCGCGGCAAAGGGCGGCGCTAAAATGACGCCCCTGCAGAAAAAATTAAACGATAATTTTGTAGGTATGATCGACAAAACCCTCGACGGACGGATGTCAGAAGCAAGTGAAGATAAACTTTTGGGCATTCGCGACGCGGTCGAGAAGCGATTATACACATCCAAGGAATATCAAGCTGTACAGAAGATTAAGCGGGAATCTGAGAAATCATTCTTAGGAAATAGCGATTGGGCGAATCTTATACCAAATGAAGGCTCCTGTGGAGCTGATTGTGAATGTGAATCCTGTGACAAAAAATCGCGGGACGATGTGCCCGTCCTAATTGTGTAGGACGGGTGGGAAGTTTATGTCAATAAAGGAGCCATCAATAATGGCATTGTCCACTGAACAAAAGAACGAAATCGTTGATAGACTCATCGACAATGAGGGGATTAGCGTAGCAGGCCCCTGGGTCGAGGCTGATCGGGAAGCTTTGGACACCTTGCCGCAGACGAAGCTTGTGGCGTTGAATTCGCAGCGCATTTTGACCGTCAATGCTATTATGCTGGCAGGTAATGGACACGGCGGCGCGGGTGGCACGGCTGCCCATGGGGAAAGCAAAGGCAAGACCGGAGAGAAAAAGACTGACGCCGGTTATGACGATGACGACGATGACGACGATGACGCCCCGAAGGCCAAATCCAAAAAAGTCAAGGTCCCCGCATTTCTGAAAAACCAAAACGGAGGAGGAGACGTGACCCAAAACCAACCACAAACGGCGGACCAGTGGCTCGCCGCAGCGCCGCCCGAAGTTCGTTCGGTAGTCAACAACGCAATGGCATTCGAGCAACGCCAGAAGGATGAACTTGTCACTCGCATTACGGCGAATGAAAACAACCAATTCACGGATGAGTTCCTGAGCGACCAATCCGTCGAAGTTTTGCAGGGCATGGCAAGCCTCGCGACGAACGAAGATGACGCGCAACCGGCTGGCGTGCTGATCAAAAACTACGCAGGCGTGCCAGGGTATGTTCAAAATCAAGGCGCTGACTTTGCGAACGAAGACGCCGATATGGTCCCCGAAGAAATGGACTGGAGCTAACACCCAGTTCTGTTTAGGCCTCGTAATATACCACATCGAAAATAATTACGGAGATAAGTTGTAATGTCAACGCATAACAAGATCGTCATCAGTGGAGCCCCAGCTGGGCGATTCCTTGAAGGGATCATTACTGATACGTCTGTACCCGGCACCGTTATGGAAATCGTTCCGGCGACGGAACCGATTGCGGGCAAGCATAGCTGGCGTGCGGCCACGCCTGCGTCGGACGGTGATCAAATCATGATCGCCGTTTTGCTCGAGAATTGGAAGCTCGGCAAGACGAAAACGGACGCGCACGTCGCAAGTGAATATTGCTCTCTTTACGTTCCGAGCAACGGCGACGAACTTCAGGTCCTGTTGCAGAATCAAGCGGGGACGGCTGATGCCTTCGCCATTGGCGATAAGCTCATCGTCGATACGCTCGGCCTTGTCATTGCAACGTCGGGAACTCCCGAAAGCGAGCCGTTCGTTGTTGCTGAGACTTTGGCGGCTATCACTGCCGATACCCACTGTCATGTTTTTTACACCGGCCACTAAACTGGCGGCCTGATCGACGATGCCAAAGGAAACTAAAATTTCAAGGAGATACCACTGATGTTTGTTGCCCCACAAGATTTTATTCTCAACGGCAAAGGCCACGGCCCGGTGGGCGAGATGGTTGCCGATGTGCGATACGACACGGGACTCATGCGTCCGTTCTTCGATGCCAAGGGGAACAACTGCGTCTTGGTAAACACCGGACGGCAGGAGACGAAGCGGAACAATAATGGCGAACTCATTGTGAATGCCGGTGGCATTCCGAAAAGGTTCCCCATTTTCGAGAAGCGGCTTGTTCCCGATTTGATCATGAATCATGGCATGTCCAAATTGGTCAACAATGCCACCGTCCTTACCAAGGAACAGTGGATCACCTTGTCCACTATCGTTCGCCTCGCGTTCCGTGAACGCTTGCGGGCCTGGTCCGACCTGATGAGCGCGAGCTCGTTCGGCGGGTTCGACGGTATGAGCACCATGGTGCTCGAATACCAAACGATGAGCGACCCCGGTGAAGCCGTTGTCGATTTTGACGGTATGACCGAAGGCCGCTCCGATCAGCCCCTGTTCAAGCTGGAAGGCTTGCCCATGCCGATCACCCACTCGGACTTCTGGTTCCCCGAGCGGTTGTTGGCCATCTCGCGAAAGAACGGAACTCCGCTGAACACTCGTATGGCGGAAGCGGCGGGACGCAGGGTTGCTGAAAGCGTCGAGAAGACGCTCATCGGCATGATCACGGGTCCGACTCTCGGTAACGCCGCGAGCGGAACTGCAGGCCTCGCCTACGGTCGCGCGGGTAGTGTGTATGGATACACCAACCACCCGGCGCGTATTACGAAGACTGACCTCACGGCACCGACGGCTGGCGGCTGGACCGCACAAACGACCGTCGGCGATGTTCTGGCCATCTTGGATCTCCTACGAGCCAAGAAGTTTTACGGTCCGTTCATGGTGTACCATTCAACCGATTGGGACACTTACCTCGATGACGATTACTCAACGGCGGCCGACGCGGGTAGCAAAACCCTGCGTAACCGAATCCGAGAAATCGATGAGATTCGGGACGTACGACGCCTTGATTTCCTCACCAACACGTTCACCTTGTTGGTGGTTTCGATGACTTCCGAGGTAGTGCAAGCTGTCAACGGAATGGACATCAACACCGTTCAATGGCCGTCCATGGGCGGAATGCGGACGAACTTCAAAGTCATGGCGATTCAGGTTCCGCTGATCACGCCTGACTATGATGACAATTGTGGCATCTGTCACGCCACGACAGCCTAGACGTAAGGTCTAGGATTTATGGCGCCTGGGTGGTGGATGCAGGCTTCGGCTTGCTAGACGCCACCCCGGGCGCCTCCATTTTTATTGATTTTACCGGAGCGAGATTATGCCTGAAATGTTGAAATTTAAGTTGCTTCGCGGTAGTCACCAGCAATCCGTGCCTACCGGCGCGGGTTGTCCACCTTGTGAAGGAACCGGCAAAACCGAGGGCGGTCGGTATTGTCGCCCTTGTAAAGGCCTGGGCAAAGAGCTGAGAACGACGACCCACAATTCAAATGACGAAACGGATATAGTCGAAAACTATATCGACCTTGAGGCAAGGTTCGGGAGTGAAAAATTCCAGAATCTTACTCGAATGGTCCCAACGCCAGGGAACGCGGCTATCCTGGCGGAGCTTGATGCTTTGAAGGCGGAAAACGAGAAGCTAAGGACGGGCGGCGGCGATCCCGTTAAAGAGAGCCTCGACCTCAGGTCAAAGTCAGACGCAGAGCTGTTAGATTTAGCTGCAAAATTTAACCCACCAGTGGATTTGTTTGACGTGGAAAGCCGCGAGGGCATCATTAACGCGATTGAGTTTGCCTTGGACTCCTTTGGGGATACCCGTGGCGATTAGGACAAATGAAGCCCTTGTCAAGGCCATCTTGATCGAGGGCAAACAATACGATAATAAAAATAACCCGTCGTTGACGGCATTCATCGCGACGGCCAATTCGTTGGTCGAAGCGGTGGCCACGGCTGATACTGATAGCATCCTAAGTTCTACGGATTTGGAACTTGTCGAGCGTTGGTTATCAGCCCATTTTTATGGCCATTCTGACCAGTTCAAGCAGAACAAGAGTACGGGCGGCGCTTCGGGCGGATTCCAAGGTCAAACCGCAATGGTACTCAACTCGACCCAATACGGCCAAACGGCTCTTCTTCTTGACCGGACGGGGGAGCTCGCTAAGCTGTCGAAGCAGGCCGTTGAAGGCAAAAAGACGGCGGGGATGGTTTGGTTGGGAACCCGGTATAAAAATGATGAGAGCGAAAGGACTGGCGATCAAGCATGAATATAATTAAAAACCATCGTGAGATTGAACAGACCAGAAACGCACTATCAATGGTTACCGAAAACCATTCAGGTGGCCATGGGAAGAAATCCAAAAGCGGCGCTAAGAAACGTACGAATATCGTGGCCGGCGATGTGGACAAGATGCTAGATTTCGCCGATAAGAATAATGTTGAAGTCGGCATAGGCCGGGCGCCTTCCGGGATTAAATCATTGGTAGTTTACGGCGAGAGTCAGGTCGCGTCAGGCTCCGGGGTGAACATCCCGGGCAACAAAGATTTCAAAGGATTAGCCACTAAAATGGCTAAGATGGGCAAAGGATTGACGGTAGATATCAAGGGCGGTAACGCCCACATTGTAAAATACAAAGACTAATGCCTCCAGTCGAACGCGATAGCCTATATCAGAAAGCTGTCCTATGGGCGGCCAACGGCACTATCAGCCGATACGGCGAAAAGGAAGTCAGTGCGGCGGTTGAAATCGACGCGAGATGGGAAGAGGGACTCACACGCACAATCAACGAGGACGGCACCCCGTCCTCGTCAAGTGGCACCGTTCACGTAGACCAAGCCATTGCTGAGGGCAGTATTATGTGGCTCGGCAAGCTTGCGGATTTACCGAATCCGATAACGGAAAGCACGGGCCTCGCTGAAGTCGTCGGGGCCAATGAAATGACTGATATTTCGGGGCGGGATATTAAGCGGGATGTTCAGGTTCAGAAGTTTCGTGGCACATTACCAACGGTGAGCTGATGCCAACGGTCGAGGGTCTGACAGAGCTTCAAGCTACGCTTCGTGGTATGTTGCTCACAGGTCCGGCCAAGCGGGTAATCCAGGTTGGATTTTCACAAAGATACGCGTTGGTTGTTCACGAGGACATGAACGCGAATCACCCAGTCGGACAAGCTAAATATTTAGAGGAACCCACTAAAACTCACCTCGGTGAGTTTAAGAGGATCCTTAGGGAAGTATACAAATCGGCGTCGAGGAGCGGGTCGTATGCAGCCGGGTTGGAGAAGGCGTTGCTAGTGGTTGGCCGCCGGCTTCAACGGGAAGCGCAGTTGTTGGTTCCAGTGGACACCTCAGCATTGAAGGCTTCGGCTTATACGGCGGTTGAAATGGATGCGAACGCGGCGGCGCAGGAGGCTTTTGTTAAATCCGAGGTGATACGGTTGGCGGGTGGGAAAAAGAAATGATAGTCACCAATCCATTTACCGGCGAAATCGTAGAAAACCATCCGGGCGGCCATGGTAAAAAATCTAGGGGCGGGGCGGCCAAACCACCGAGCGGGTTAACGCCACAAATTGATAATATTTTGGAAACTATCCAAGCAACTGGTCAAAGCGGATTTGGTTCCACAGCGTCGTCTTCTGATTTGAAGGCTTTAACTAAAGCCTATAAAAAGAAATGGATTACCCAGGAAACGGATGGACCGAAAGTCACCGGGTACAAACTGACTGATCTTGGTAAATCTGTGGTAGGTAAAAGCATTTACGAGGATTCGAAAAGCGGCGGCTCCGCTGGAAGCCAAACCAAAAGCAATGCCCGTGAGATGGCAAAACTCAAAGCATTGTTTAAGAGATAGCAAATGACCGGACAATTAGATCATGATGTCGCCCGAATCATTCAACAATTGTTGGTTGATCTTGGTGGCCTTGTTGTAGATCCGGATGGCGTGACGGCTTGGCCCATTTATGTGGGTTCGATGCCTGACGCCCCTGATAACTGCGTTAGCATCCGCGACACGGCAGGAGTTGATCAAGGCCGTAACATGGCCACCGGATTGCTGGCCGAAAAGCTTGGCATTCAAACGAGGATTCGAAGCGCGGGGCCAGTTGATGGGTATGTCAAAGCGGCGGCTCTCCATAACAGGATGAGCCAGAACGCGGCGGGCACTTTACCCTTGACGAATACGTCGGTAACGGTCATAGATGAAGTGGGAACAGCGTCTTCTGTATATAATGTGATTTCGATTCAGCATACCGGACCCGTGCTTCGACTTGGACCCGACGGGGCCAGCCACCGATACCTCTGGACAATAAATTCTCTCGTGACCCTCAGAAAAACGGCATAAGCCAGGAGAATACGGATGACTACCACTGCTCGTACGACCCCTGTTGGAACTCATCTTGATGATGGATTTTCAACGAAGATTGCTTCGGCCTCGGATCCTGATATCAGTTTTTGGGAAAAGTCGGTCAAACCGTTTGGTATGGACGGCGGCGATCCCATTGACATCACAACGATGTTCAATACAACATACCGAACGAGGGCCATGCGAAGCCTGTTGGACGGCTCCACCATTTCCGGTTCGGCGGCGTACGATCCGCAGGTACTTGATCAAATCATCGCATTGATCAATGTCAACGGCTGGTACACAATCCACCACCCCAATGGTGATACTTGGGATGTGGTTGCCGGCTTGAAATCGTTTGAGCCTCCTGAGCACCAAGAAGGCGAATTTCCGATTGCATCATTTGAAATCGTCCCGACATTCAGCCTTGCTGGAGTTGAGACGGCGCCTGTTTTTACTGACAATAGCACGTAGAGTTTATTGCGTGCGTTACTGAGATTATGAGGAGCGGGAACGTGAGTAACCAAATTGTAGAAGATGCTCCCAAAAATGAATTTGATTTTTCTGATCTGAAGATTCAGGAAATTGACGTCAGGGGACCAGATGGGCATGATTATGTTCTTCGCGAAGCAAACGGTGCAGCGGCGAGGAAGTATAATGATGCCCGGATGAGCGGGATCAAATTCAAGGACGGGTCAGCTGAAAGCATCACTGGTATGGGCGGCCTTGAGCCCTTGCTAGTGGCCCTTTGCCTTTACCGCACATCCGATGATAAAGGTAATGAGTTGCCTCCGTCGGGGTTCCTCCCAATGGCGAGCAAGCAGGTGTATATCGAACGGGAGTTCCCCGGGAGAGTCATTAAAAAGCTTCACGATAAAGCGAAGGAACTGAGCAATCTTTCTGAGGCTGATCCTTATGGGGATACGCTGAAGAAGGCTCTTGGACTAGGCGGCGCGCCTACGACCTACGACGCCCTTAAAGAATTTGTGGAAGGCCTGCCTAAAACGAAGGAATACAAGGCCCTGCAAGCTATATTTGAGGAAGATGAAGCAAAAAATTAGCAGGGCTTTATGACGGTTGGATTCGCGTCGCCAACCAGGTGGGCGGCTGCACGGTCATAGAGCTTATGGATAGGATGTCCAACCGGGAGTACGAGATGCGACTTGCTTGGATCAATAAGGATCTAAATGAACCAAGCAAGCTCGATCAGTATCTTATGCGAATAATCCAATTTTTGGATGGTCTTTGGGGGAAACGAGATACCCTGAAGACTTTTTCATCTTTCCGGCTGAAATTCGGGGGAGGTGACGAGGAGTCGTCCGGTGAGGAGCGAGAAGCACAAAGTCGAAAAGCGTGGTCCGTTATAGGTATTAAGGCCAAATGACAGAGATTGACAGACTGCTTGTTAGGCTTGTTGGGGACGGAACCGATTTCGAGGATATGCTTCGTGAGGCGAGTGACGCGTCAGGTCGTGCCGCACGCGATATCACCAGGCATATGGACGGCACACGGCAGTCGGTGGCCTTGCTGTCTGTCCAATTTGTCAGACTAGGCGCGTCAATAAAAGCTGCCGGTAAAAAAATAGGCCTCGCGGGCGCCGTTATGTCGGCGGCGGTCACCGCACCTATTACTCTCATTGGTAACAGCGCTATAAATGCGGCCAGTGACCTCAAAGAATCTTTCAATGCCATGGAAGTGGTTTTTAAAGAAAATTCGGCAGAGCTGAAGAAATTAGGCGAGACATCTGCTGATACTTGGGGTATGTCGACCACAGAGTTTAATCAATTTTCCGTCAAGTTTTCAGGATTTGCTAAGAAGGTAGCGGGCGACGGCGGTGACATTGTGGGGGTTATGAAGGATATTACCGGGCGGGTGGCTGACTTTGCTTCTGTGCATAATGTGGAAATGGCGGAAGCGGGTCGTATATTCCAGTCGACTATGGCGGGGGAAACTGAACCTATACGTCGTTTTGGTAAGGATCTGTCGGCGCGTGCGGTTGAGTTGTATGCTCTTGAGACTGGCTTGATTAAGGCGGGCGAAAAGATGACAGCCTCGATAAAAACTGTGGCAACATACAACTTATTGATGCGAGAGACGGCCGAATTCCACGGAGACTTTGCGAACACAAGCACTGATATGGCAAATGCGTCACGGCGATCCGGGGCAGCTATGAAAAATTTGTCGGCTGAAATTGGCGAAATTTTATTGCCCATTAAAATGAGGCTGATGTCTGTGCAGTCGCTGCTAATTGGTAGATTTATAGGTATGTCGAAGGAATCTAAAGCCCTCGTCGTGAAACTTGCTTTAGTGGCGGCTGCCATTGGACCTCTACTCACAGGCTTTGGACTGTTCCTGGTTCTTGGTGGTGCGGTTATCACCACGCTTGGTAAAATGGGCCTGGCGTTTTCCATCATGGCGAAGAAGGCTACAATAGCATGGGCGTCGGCAACTCTCGGCGTGAGCCTGCTGATCTCGGCTTTGATCGCTCTTGGTTTTGGTTTTTATAATCTTCAGAAGAAGACTGGTGTATTTGACCCACTGATCGCATCCTCAAAGGAATTGTGGAAATCGCTAAAAGCCTCCCTGATGCCTGTATTTCAGGATTTCAAGAAGCTTTTGACGGAAGATCTGATGCCTGTATTCAATGATGTAATTGCAATATATGGCGAACTTATTGTTGCCGCTGCTCCCGTTATTGTATTTTTTGGTAAAATTTTCGTCTTTGTGATAAAAGGATTTGTACTTCAGCTTAAGGCTCTAATTGGCGCAATTAGCTTGGTGGTTAAGGGACTTGGGTGGTTGGCCAAGGCGGGCAAAAAGACTATGGAATTCTTCAGAAAAGAAGTAGAAAAGCCGATTAAGGCGCCTAAAATCGAGGCGGCTAAAATCGAGGCGCCCAAAGTCAAGGCGGCCAAAGTCAAGGCGGCTGCCGCTGCCCTGACTGGTGATGCCGATGCTAGGGCCAAGGACATCAAGGAGGCGGCCAAGGCGGAGGCCAAACGACAGAAAGAAATCAAAAAACTAGAGGACGACATCAACTCAATGGGTTATGCCCTGGCCCGCCAAACTGGATCCGTTAAGAAATCAGCGGAGGAATGGCGAATACACGACATGCGTATGCGGGCGACGGCCATGGGTTTAAGTGCCAATATTAAAGAATTCACAGAACTTGAGCGTTTACTTAAGTTAAAAAATCGCCAGGAAGCCATCAAAGAATTCAACGAAAGCACGAGGGATGCAACCATTGCGATTCACCAGCAGACCATGGCCCTCGTCCTGGGTAATGAGGAATACCAACGACAGAAACTTGCCCTTGACGCGACCACGGCGGGGGTCAAAGACTTTTCGAAAGAACTCGCTGAATTGGACCGGGCGAACGCGATGTACAAATTGGCCCAGGACATGGATGCCGCAAAGTCAGCGGGTAAGGCGTTGACCGAATCCCACGCCACGGCGGTGGACCGCCTCGCCAAACAAATCGCAGAAGTCATCCGATTGCGGGACCTGGGCGTCATAGGCCCGAAGACATATAAACGCGAAATCACTGCCATTGATAAGGAACTGAAGAGAATTCAGGATGAGGGCAAGGTCAAAGTGACGTTTGAATTCACCGGTTTGGACGCAGGCTCGCTCCAGGATATGAGGGACATTGAACAACAGATCGCGGCGATGTCTGAAGTTCAGATTGATGGAGGGGCCGTCCGCGAAGCCAAGCGTGCAGAGTTCCTTCGTGCCGGACTACGGGGCAAAGTAGAACTACCCGCGCAAGCAAAGCCGGATAAAGATGAAAAGAAGAAATCTGAGGATTTATTGGCGCAGATCGCGCGGAATACAGACCCGCGAGTTAATAAATTGAAAATAGAGGGCGCCAATCTATGAGTACTTTACTTGGACCCCACAACTGGTCGAGCGGGCGGGACAGCGAAGGATACAGATCGTACTCGCTCACGTGGCTTGTCGAAGCGAGTAACGGCGCCGGGACTGATATCGATGACCCATCGGTCATTGCCAATACGGCGGGCCTGCCCCTTGTCGGGTCACGCTGGTCTGATTTGGCTTGGATTACCGGTTCGGATGCCTGGGCATTTTGTTCGCCGGAATACAGCATAACGCCATATGAGTCTCAACCAGGCGAAGCGCCGTTGTACTATTTATTCAGTAATACCTTTACCCAAACGCCTGCCGAAAAGTGCCAGGACAAGTCAATAGAAAACCCACTTAATTTGCCTCCTGATATTAACATCAACTGGACCAATAAAAAGATCCAGCGGCATGTTGACCGGGATGGTAGACCGTACAGAACGTCTACGGGCGAGCTCCTATTCGGGCAAGAGACTGAGACAGATGATGCAGATTGGGATGTTGTTATATCCCTAAATAGTACATGGCCGCCTCCTCTAGCGACGGTCAATGCTCTTAGGCATAATTTGCATAATGGTTCGATTTGGGGATTGCCGGCCGAAACCATCAAATTTAGCAAATATCAGGCGTCTCGAAAAATGTATGGAAAGTGTTTTTTTTATACGCGAAGCACGATGAGTTTTAGCATTCGGCCGGACTGGAATCAGTACTTGCCGGACAAGGGGCGAATGCAACTGGTAGGGGGCGGGACGGCGACCGATCCCGATGACTGGGTTGTGTCCAAAGACATCTACGGCGAAAACAAACCCCTGCTTCGTCTTGATATACTCGGTAAACCGGTGGTGTCCGATAAGCAGATTCCGGCCACTATTGTACGGAGACCGTATCCAAAGGGAAATCTTTTACTGCTCGGGATTCCGTCGGTACTTTAGGAGTAATTATGGCTGGTGAAATTGTTGCTACACTTGCACTTACCGTCCTCAAGGACAAGCTGGACAACCAAGTCCAGCGTAGCGCTACCCTTGACATGACGACGGCCAAGGGCGGCGGACCCGGGTTTCAGACAGTCGGAACATCCGAAGAGGCCCTTGGCGGACTAAGTGATCTGAACACCAAAGGGATCGCATTCGTCGAAAATTTGGACAACACCAATTACATACAGATTGGTGTCCTTGTGGCTTCTGTCTTTTATCCCTTACTTCGGGTTAAAGCAGAAGAGTTCCAATTCCTCAGATTCGACCCGGATGGAACGCCATATGTCAAGGCGAATACAGCGGCGGTCGATGCCGATATAAGGGTATTTGACGATTGAACGATGGTTGCCGTCCATGCGGCGGCAGGAGCGAGTCCATGCCATTTGAGGAAGAGCCCGAACTCCCCAAACCTTTTGTTGATGTATCGGCGGGGGATCCTGATGACTCGCCAGAGAGCGTTAATAGGGTCACGGTTCGTCTGAGTATGATTCGGGAACGGTGGAGCGAAGATAGCCAATCATTCCCGTCCGCAATAGGGTGGGAAGAGTCTATTTATCACGATTCGCCGGCGTATATCGTGCCGGATTTTAAGATTGGCGCCGATGCCCTAAAACTAAATTTGGGTTGGGTTGAAGAGCCTATTCTTATATGCGTCTTGAATAAGACGTGTTGGAAGGGAACGGCCAACCCTTCCGCCGAACAAATTTCACAGATAAAAAAGTCGCTTGTTTGGATTGGTTTTGACGGGGAAACCTGGCCCCTGTGTATAAGCCCTGACGCGAGCCAACCTTTATTTGTGTCGGGCGCGTCTAGTGTTTACGTTAAGGCCGTCGAAGGCAATCCAACGATAGCGATATTCGCAACATAATGGCTGATAAAATATTCGGACTTACCGAAAAGGATGTTGACAAGCTTAAGGAAATGGGCCTTGAGCTTGACACAATAGTCCAGGAGCTTCGCGGCGGTCCGGGTGAAGATGTTTATCAGGCAGCGGACCATTACATCGCCAAGCTCCCTGATGACGGGGTTCTTCCCTCCGCGACTGATGGTGATGACGGCTGTCCCATCCCGGGGACCCATGATCATTGCTGCATTTACAAGATTGACCTGAATCCCAAATCCGCTTCATTTGGTTCTCTAGTTAGGCTGAACGTCTCAAGCACAGCCGAGCCTATTCGCCAAGTTGTCTATAATATTTACTTGGAAGAGCGGTTAGCGAACCAGGGTACGTTTCGAGTTCTGCGTCTGAAAAATGGTGGCTGGCTGGCCGAGAAATCATCGGGTACGGCAACCACAACCACAACCACAACTACCGGAACGGGCTGCGCCGGCGCGTGCGTCTGGTCATGGAATACGGGGACGGATGAATGGGATGAACTCATTAATACATGCGTCACCACAACTACCACAACTACCACTACGGGCGCCTGCGATTGCCCACAGACTACCACAACTACGACAGCGGTGTCCGGGACGACAACGTCGACGACTACGACTACGGCCTGCAAATGCCTGAAACCGCAATGCTGTGGAGTCCAGGCGGGTGATAGGTCGACTACCCGATGCTCAGAGGGCGGGAACGTCGCCCTGGTCTGTACAACTACGACTACGGGCGGACCCACAACTACCACAACTACCACAACTACCACATGCGATTGTGGGACGACGACCACGGGCGCAAGCGGTGATTTTGGGTGTGGCTTGTGCAGTTGGATTATCAATGCGTCGGGCAGCGCGACATACATTGGGTCTTCGTGTTCTGGTAATTGTATTTGTCCGCCAACCCCGTCATCCCCAACATGCCAGCTAGTATCACTTCCGTGCTTGCGTCAATCGACGTTGCCGCCACCCGTGCCCGTTCCGGTGGAATGCTCCGGGACATGTTCAATTACATGCGTGGGCGGGCACTTAATATCATCATCTAATTCTTGCAATACGTCTGTCGCAGGATGTTCGTGTTCGTTAACTTGCCCAGATACGGGATGTGTTACAATAAATACCCCGTGCGTCGCTCCAACTACGACGACCGCAGCGGTTACAACGACTACCGCTGCGGGCGTTCCTTGTGATTATTGCTATGAAGTAACGACGACAACGGGTGTAACGACGACCACAACTACGAGCGCGTGCGAAACCACATGCAAACACCGATGGTCGACGAGCGGCGCTTGGGTTGTTGCTCAGGCGTGCCCATCGCCTGCGAAATGCTACTGCCCCGATCCGGATTACGATGGGCAAATGACTAATGAAGTCACTTGTACTAAGTGCGCGCCAACTACCACATCTACCACATCTACTACGACAACTACGACAACTACCGGGGCGCCAACTACCACTACCACCGCCGCTTGTGTTGCGTGTGACACCGATCTGAATGATCCTGCCTGGGCTGGATGTGCATCACAATATGGCGCCCAGTGTTTTTGCGTCTATACTTGTGAGGCGGGTACTTGGACACAATCAGCCATAGGATCCAATTGCGCGGGTTCGTGTGATGCGAGTTTATCTGTGCCGACTTACCCTGAATGTGGCCCGGGGCAGGGACTTTGTGAGTGTGTTTGCGTGCCTTGCGCGACGCCCTGCACAACTACGACTACCACAACTACCACAACTACCACAACTACCACAACGGGCGCCGGTGGCACGACCACTACAGGCGCCGGTGGCACGACCACTACAGGCGCCGGTGGCACGACCACTACGGGCGGACCAACTACAACTACAACAACAGCGACTCATGAAGCATGTTGCATATACGCCAAAGCACCAACAGAAGGATGCATTTTCCAAGAGCATGATCTAATAAATTGCACAGATAATGTGGAAAATTGCACCTCAGTTGGCGGTCTCTGCTGCCAACCAGACTGTAATATTTTGAGGCAGGCGAGTTGTGAGCAATGCCCACCCACTTGGACAGATCAATAAAGGATTACTTTAGGAGCGAGACATGAAACTGACTATAGGTATGGCCCACCATACTGACTTCCACGGTGTCTACTTCACCATTCAGCATATCCGACAGACGAACCAAAGACTAAAAGATTTTGAGTTTATTGTCGTTGATACCTCGGGCGGGTCAGCCAATCCGCTGAGTCAGGCGCATAGCAGCGATCTGGCCAATTTCATAGAACACTGCAAACGGGGGACCGCAGGCGCGCGTTTGGTCACGCTCGATGAAAAGCAGTTTTTTGGCACCAGCCAGGGCCGGAATGCTGTTTTTGATTTTGCTGACGATGATTCAGCTGTTATATGCATGGATTGTCACGTGTTACCCGAACCCGGGTCCATGGACGCACTTCTCAATTATTTTGAGAATAATCAGGATAGCAACGATCTCATCCAAGGGCCAATCCTGAATGATGATATGTCCGTTATGGCGTGCACATTTGCTGATGAATGGCGGGAGGAGATGTGGGGTATTTGGGGCATGGATGACCGTTGTCTAAGCCACGAGGATGTAGAACAGTTGCCTATTGCGAGGCGTCTTGAATTTACCTCAGCTTTGCCTACGTTTGAGATTGGCGCTATGGGGCTTGGTTTGTTTGCGAGCATGAAATCGTCATGGCTTGCATTCAACCGTCATTTTCGCGGGTTCGGCGGCGAGGAGTGGTACATCCATGAAAAGTTTCGGGCGGCGGGGCACAAGTGCCTTTGTCTCCCGTGGCTGCGGTGGACCCATCGATTCGGCCGTCCGGACGGTATTGCCTATCCAATTTCACGGGAACTGAAGGTTCGCAATTACATCCTCGGGCATCAGGAGCTCAACTTGCCCCTGGGGCGTCCCTACGAGCATTTCGTAGAATCTGGTTTACTTTCTAAAGAAGTTTGGAACTGGCTACTCGAAGACCCGGAAAAACACATCCCGGAAATGGGAATTCCCCAGCAGATTCGAGCCCAGTTCGCGGAAGCACGGGAAAACCTATCCGCTCCGCCGGTGGAAGCGCCGGTGAACCGATCCCGTCCTCAGCCTATGTCGGGGTCATCTGTATCTGAGATTTTGATATGGTGCAAAAAGATTCCACGAGATTTGGATGAGCATTTGGATTTAATGGCCATGTGGTCAGATCAGGTGGATCATGTTACTGAATTTTCGGAACGGCGAGAGAGCGCCGTAGGCCTCCTCGCGGGCAAGCCCCTGAAATTTGTGAGCTATAATCTGGAAAATGACCTTTTATTAACGCAGGGGGGCGAGCTCCTTCAGGCGTTGGTCCGCGAAAATGACCAGCGAGTGGTCGATGGGGACGGTGGCCGGATTACGGAAATGGTCCAAATCCCGGGCAGCTCATTGACGGTGCCCCCTATTGAAGAAACGGATTTACTGTTCCTCGATACCCTTCACAACGGCTCCCGTCTATGGTCAGAACTTGTGTTGCACGGGCCTCAGGTTCGCCGAGCGATCATGATTCACGATACGGCGTCCTACGGCGAGAAGGGTGACGATGGAAGCCATGGGTTGAACGAGGCCCTCCGAAAATGGCTGGCGGAAAATCCCGAATGGTTCATCGCTTATTATAAACCTCATCAGTACGGGATGACGGTCATCAGCAAGGATGAACGCGACCGACCGCCGAATATAGTTCACGCCTGGCCACCCGGCAAAGGACCCGGGACGGAATTGCAGAAAATCCTCAAAAGCGCCGGAATCGAACCGAATGCTAGTTGCGATTGTAACGGCAAAGCCCAACAGATGGATCTATGGGGCGTGCCCGGTTGTAACGAGCATTTTGATGAGATTGTGGCGTGGATGAAGGACGGCGAGGACCGGTGGGGCTGGAAGGGTAAGTGGAAGGCGGGCGCAAGGATGCTCGCTAAGGATCCGATCCTCGCCTTCAAATTAAGGCCCAGTGACCCGTTCCCCGGACTGATTCGCGCGTCAATTAAACGAGCCCAGAGTGAAGAAAAAAGAGAAAAAACTACTTGAATTCGCCTATTGCCGCGCGAGGGACAAGCCCAGCGATATAAACATGCATGTCCCGCGACTACGACAACTCGCCGAGCAATGTGAACATGTCACAGAGTTCGGCGTTCGTCATGGCGTAAGCACGACGGCCCTGCTCGCGGGCGCCGTCAGCGGAAAGCTTCAACGGCTGGTCAGCTATGACCATAAGTTGTGGGGCAGGGAGAATGATTTACGGGACTTGGCGCCGGATGTTTTCAAGTTCGTTAAAAAGTCGACTCTTGAAATAAACATCGCCCCGACCGACATGCTTTTCATCGATAGCCGTCATACTTATTCCCAGCTGTCCTACGAATTGCTTCGCGGGTATGACAAAGTCAGAAGGTGGATTGCCCTCCACGATACGAGGCTTTTCGGCCACCGCGATGAAAGTATGGTTAAAGGACCGGGCCTCCTACTTGCCGTTCGCGAGTTTTTGGCCGCAAACATGGATTGGTTCGTCGCTGAGCATTATGAGTATAACAACGGGTTTACCGTTTTGAGTCGGAATTCCAAAGATAGACCATCCATCATAATGGAGATTTGAGTGCACGGAAGTAGTATGAAGCTGATGGAAGGTCTCATCGATAAATACGTTCCCCATACGGATTCGACCTCTGGTAGTTTTTCCGTGTTGGATGTCGGGTCCCATTCTAGCAATGGGCCAAGCTATCGCCGCATGTGCGAGGACCGGGGGCTTGCTTATACTGGTATGGATATTCGCGAAGGACCAAATGTTGATCTCGTGGTACATCACGATTTCCAGAATACGTTCTCAGATCACATCAGTGGAAATTATGATATCGTCATTTCTGGACAGTGTATGGAACATGTGGCTGCCCCTTGGCTATGGATTCGAGAAATTTACAAACTTGTAGAAGTAGGCGGATTGGTGATCGTAATCGCCCCTTGGAAGTGGCAATTTCACGCGCATCCGATTGACTGCTGGCGCGTGTTGCCCGATGGGATGCGGGGACTATTTGTGTGGACGGATCTCAAGGTTCTGGAGGTTGGTATTCCGGAGGGTACTCCTGATTGTTTTGGGGTGGGCACCAAATGAGTATTGTGAACAAAAAATACGGCCACGTGTTTGTCCACGTCCCGAAGACGGGCGGGACTTCGATGGAGCGCACGTGGTTCGTGGGCGGCAATGATCACGAGAAAATTGAACGCATGGACTCGCCGTCCGATTGTTTTCGATGGGGTTTTGTTCGCAATCCATTTGACCGGCTCGTATCAGTTCACTCGGCCATCTGGCAGCACCCCAACAAACTGTTGCGTAAATTTGTTCCGAAGGATTTCGATGAATTTGTTCAGGCGCTCCCGGATTTAAGGGAGTTTGTCCATATCACTCCACAGGTCAAATTCCTTTGTATTAAGGGCAAAATCGCCGTTGATTTCGTGGGGAGGTATGAAGATTTATACCGTGATTGGGCGTTTGTTTGTTGGAATATTGGCAGGTACGCCACCATCCCCCACATCAATAAGACTGAACACAAACCATGGGGTGAATATTACACCTCACCGCAAACCGTCGACGCAGCGATAGAATACTATAAGGACGATTTTAAGGTTTTTGGTTATCGGAGCGAGATTTATGCATGTAACAGCGATTTGTCCGACATTTCGTCACCCTGAGTTGTTAGCCAACAGCGTGGCGCTATGGATGATGCAGGATTACCCTCTTGAGGATAGACGATTAATCATTCTCGATGACGATCCTACGTTTCATCGCCACGGGGCGGCGGGGTGGCAGCTTTACCCTATTGCGCCACGCCTACCATCGATTTCCCATAAGTATAACATGCTCTTGGATAGGGCATTTGATGGACAGACGGATGTCATTATGGTTTGGGAAGATGACGATATCTATCTTCCTGGGTACGTCTCAGCTCATGTCGCGGCGCTGGAAAACGCGGAGTATAGTAAGGCGGAACACGTGCTGTCAGACTATAAAAAGGGTCAGATTATCGTGGAGCCTGCCCGGGGGCGATTCCATTCTTCGATGGCGTTCCGGTCTGAATTAATTGACCGCGTTGGCGGCTGGCCAGATACGCGACGCGCGGATTTCGATCAACAGCTGATGTCCCTGCTCGAGGAGAATTCGGCGCAAACCGAGTCCCCGTGGGATGATTCCCATCCTGAATCCATCCCGTTCATTTACCGCTGGCATAGCGGCGCGGCCCATTGTCAGAGTACGATGAAGAGCCCGGACGATGAGACATGGTATGACCGCGCGGCGGAGGCGTACGCTAAAGTGCCGTTTGTCGGGACCCTTGCTCCGCGTTTGGACGATTTTTCCAAGGCGTGCGTGGCGAGGTACGAGGCCAAATGAGAGTTCTCATAACGGGGGTTGCCGGCCATCTCGGTAGTAAATTGGCCCGATGGTTGATCAATGAAAACCAAGATAAGGTCTTTGGTATCGATGACCTTTCCAGTGGATATATCGAGAGTGTGCATCCAGGGGTGGTTTTCCGCAAGCGGTCCCTTGGACGTGATCCAATGCCTGATCTTGGTGATATCGATTACGTCTTTCATTTTGCGGCGTATGCCGCCGAGGGTCTATCGCCATTTATCCGCCACCACAACTACGTCAATAATCTTGTCGCGACGGCTGATGTGGTCAATTTCTGCATTAAAAATAAAGTAAGGCGTTTGGTTTTCACGTCCTCAATGGCAGTGTACGGGGAGGGGAACCCACCGTTTTCGGAAATATCTGAATGCGATCCCATCGACCCGTACGGCAACGCCAAGCTTGCGTGCGAGCGGGACATTCAAATTGCGGGCGTTCAGCATGGCCTGGATTGGTGCATTATTCGGCCTCATAATATCTACGGACCGGGCCAGGATATCTGGACCCCATACCGAAATGTTCTTGGGATCTGGATGGCGAAGGCTCTGCAAAACTTGCCTTTGACCGTCTACGGGAGCGGTCTCCAAAGACGCGCATTCAGCTATATTGATGATATTTTACCGTGTTTGTATGAGGCCGCAGCGTCGCCGCACGCCTCGAAGCAAATCATTAATCTTGGTGGAACTGACGCGGTTAGTATTAACAAGGTGGCGTCCGTAGTATCAACTCTCACCGACACGCCGATAAAGTATGCGGAGGGGCGCCATGAGGTCTTAAACGCATGGTGCACAACTTCCAAAAGTCGGAGTATTTTGAAGTATAAAGAGTCCGTACCATCAATTTCGGGGATCAGCGCTATGTGGGAGACCGCCAAAATGATGTGGGCTCGTTTTCCGCAGCGTCGCGGAAGCCACAAAATTGATATGGAGATCACGGAAGGACTTTACTCGTACTGGAAAGACTGATGCTTCATCTGCCACCAAAACATTACGCTTGCCAGACATATGTGGGAATAGGAGATCAGCATGAAATGGGCCGTAGGCGTCACGACAGTTCCGAAGCGGATGAACGATGGGTTGTTGGATCGGACTTTGGAATCCCTAAACGATACGGGGTTCATTGATCCGGTGATGTTTGTGGATGGCGAGGGCCTGGCCACTGATTGGGCCGTTTTTCGAGGTGAGTCCGTTACGGCTTACGGCAATTTCTTACTTGGGATTTGGGAGCTTTTTATCAGGAATCCCTCGGCGGACCGGTTCGCCATGTTCCAGGATGATCTGGTCGCATCCAAGAATCTTCGGGCGTACCTGGAGGCGGTCCCGTATCCGCCGTCATCGTATCTGAACCTCTACACATGGCCATGCAACGCCAACACGGCGGGTAACCCTAATTGGAACCCGGATCGGACAGGGTTTATTTTGAGTGACCAGATGGGACGCGGTGCGGTTGCCCTGGTGTTCGATAATGCTACGGTGCGGACCCTTTTGTCGAGCCGTGAGATGGTCGAGCATTTGAATGATTCCCACCGCAGTACGCGGGCCATTGACCGCGCCGTGAAGAATGCGTTGGGCGGTGCCCACATCCGGGAGTTCGTACACAATCCAAGCTTGGTTCAGCATACCGGGACGTATTCTGTAATTTCCAAGCGGAACAACCACCACCCGGAATCGCCCATATTCAACGGCGAGGATTTTGATCTCTTATCACTATTGGAATGCAATGGACCAAAAAGTCACGATTCGTAATAGCAGCCTTGATTGGCGTGAAATTGGAAATAGGACTGTTGAGCTCCTCGATATAAACGTTGGCAACGCGGAGCGACGGCAGGGGGTCGGCACCAAGCTTGTTTTGGAAATGATGGAAGATATGCCTAGCGATACCGGGCTGATCATTGCCATAACCCGCCAAAGTAATGAGGTTGCCCAGGAATTTTATGAATCTTTGGGCTGGCGGATCGTAGGACGTCTTCACCGGTTCTATCCCGATAAGAGTGGCGGAGAATCAGCCCTTATGTATGGATTGGATGTATGAAAGTCGGATCATTTGTCTTTGCAACCGATCAGGGACTTGGTTATTTAGCTAAGTCTTTTTACGATAATGACGTCGTGACTGATGTGATTATGGTGCAGCACGGAAGCCGTGAAAATCACGTAGATTGGTATCCGGGCGCCACGATCCTGCCCGCAAGCAAACTCAAGATCATGCACGCCAAAGAATTCGTCCGAGAAATGGACGTGATGTTTTTCTTTGAGACGCCGTTTGATTGGAATATCCTTGAGTTTTGTCGCGAGGTGGGAACAAAAACCGTATTAATGCCCATGCACGAGTGCACGCCTAAGATCCTACCACAAACGCCTGATGTGTTCCTTTGCCCGTCCGCTTTAGAACTTGGGCTGTTTGGTGGCTCATTCATCCCCGTCCCGGTCGGGGTCCCGTGGTCTGAGCGACGTGTGGCCAAGCGGTTCGTACACAATGCCGGCAACGGGGGCCTGCTTGGGCGGAACGGCACAGACGTAGTCGTGAAGGCGATGGAGTACATCGAAAGTGACGCTGAAATAGTCATACGTTCCCAAGAGAAGATTGTGGGGTTGGATCAGGAACCGGAACATGTCCCGGCCGATCAACTTTACGACGGTGATGTTTTTCTATTTCCTGAGAAATTTGACGGTTTATCCTTGCCACTTCAGGAGGCATTTGCCTCGGGAATGCTTGTTATGGCCTTGGATCGATATCCGGTCAATACGTGGCTCCCGCGAGGGCCGTTACTCCAGGTTGAGCGGTACGAATCCAACAGCATCGCAAAGGGTTTCTACGAATTTGATGAGGCGATTGTGAGCCCAAAGAATGTTGCACGGTGGATTGATTCCTGGTACGGCCAAGAAATCGGCGATTTTTCGATGATGGGCAAGTGGTGGGGGCAGCAGAATTCTTGGGTGGAGCTTCGCCCCAAATATATTGAGTTTTTGGAGGCCATCGAATGAAGGCTATAACGAGGGTCGCGCGGACGGGTCCGCTCGATGCAGAACGGGGCGAGCATGAAAATTCTGTACGTCGGTAACCACAACCAACCCAATTCCAACGACGATGAGGGCGCTATTGCGTATTCCCTCGGCAAGGTACTCGGGCACGCTGTTGTGACAGCGGGCGAGGACATTCCCCAGGAACAGATATTGTCCCTGGCAGGTCAGTTTGACTTGGTACTGTTCCACAAATGGGCTGATTTCGATACCATTGCCAAAATCAAAACGCGCAAAGCGTTTTGGTATTTCGATTTGGTTGATTACGATGACCCTGAAATCTTGCATAGGTGTCGGCTGCGCATGGCATGGATGGACCGCATGATGCCCCTGGTCGACATTGGGTTTTGTACGGACGGGGACTGGGTGCGAGCCAATGCTTGTCACGGCAAACTTGTCCGGTTGACCCAGGGCGCTGATGAGAGATTCACCGGCCTGCGCCTGACTAATTCCCTTAAACGCAAGATACTCTTTACTGGTATTAAAGACGGCGGAGTTGGCCGACGCGAGTTTGTTGATTTCCTGAAGGCGACATACGGACCCGCTTTACGGTGGATCAGAAACGGCACCCATCAGGAGAGCCTTGCCCAGGAAATAGCGGACGCGTCCATCGTGGCGGCGCCGGACCACCCAACTACAGATGATTACTGGAGTAACCGGGTTTACCTAACTCTCGGTTTTGGTGGATTTTTGATGCATCCCTATTGCGGGACCCTTGCCAATCATTATGTAGATGGGAAAGAGATTGTCCTTTACCGGGGACATGATGATTTTAAGAATAAAGCTAGCCACTACATGGGCCAGCCGGAACTCCGCGAGGCGATAGCTAAAGCCGGGCTGCGGCGGACCCTAAAGGAACATACTTATACTCACCGATGCCAAACTTTGATAGAAATGGTGCAAAATGCCAAGACCTATAATGGATGAGAATTTTTGGCGTGATCGGCTGATGACCGCCGACGACAAGGGGGAACGGCACAAGGCCGTTTTTGAGTGCCCTATGTCGACATGGCGTAGCATTGAGGATGCCCACAGGCGGATTTTGGATAGGTTGGTAAAACCCGAAGATTCTATCCTTGACGTTGGTTGTGGCTGGGGGAGACTCCTTTGCCTATTGCCGGACTCATGGGCTGGTATTTACCATGGTTTGGATATCAGTCCTGATTTCGTGGAACTGGCCAGGGAAGAGCACGAGAGTCAATACTGGTTTTTTCAGATGGATATGCTTGAAATTCCTGAGAATGCAGGCCTGGAACGTGAGTATGATTGGGCGGTCGCTATCAGTATAAAGCCCATGATAATCCGTGAAGTCAGCCTTGAGGCGTGGCAAGAGCGGGAGGCGGCTATTCTGACCCGGGCAAAGAAAATTTTGTTTTTGGAATACGATGCGGACGATCCAGGTGCAATTAAGGAGCGATAGTGATGAGGGAAAACCCGGGCAAGATTTATGACGCGAATGTCTGTGTCGTCGGCGGCGCAGGCTTTCTAGGGTCCCATCTGGTCAATCACTTGATCGAGGAGCGGCTCTGTAATGTGACCGTTGTCGATAATCTGACGGTCGGGCGGCGGGAGTTCATTCATCCGGCAGCCCGGTTTGAGCACCACGATATCACCGGGAGCGAAACCCACCTCGCTAAATTTTTCAATGAACATCAGACCCAATTTGTGTTTAATTATGCCGCCCACCCGTATATCCCGGTGTCGTACGACCGTCCGCTCCACGTATTCGAGACCAATGCAACGGGCGCCATGAAGGTGATTAACGGCGCCCAGGAAGCCCATTGCGAGGCGATCTTACAAGTATCGTCCGCCGAGATTTACGGAAGCGCAAAGTTGGGGGTCCTTAATGAGTCCTACCCAGTTGAGCCTCATTCGACGTACGGGGTCGCCAAGGCGGCGGTCGATCAATATTGCCAAACATCGTGGAAAGAGCGGAACACTCGCGTGATCTCCATGAGGCAGTTTAATTGCGTAGGACCCCGTGAAACCCACCCGTACGTGATTCCCGAAATCATCAGCCAAATCCACGTAGGCAAACGCGAGGGGATGTATTACCGGGTGGATCTCGGGAATAATACACATCGGGATTTCCTGGCTGCGGGCGACGCCGTCCGCATGGCGACCGAGTTGCTGGAGCATGGCGAGTTCGGCCAGGTCTACAATATGGGAAGTGAATCCGCAGTTCAGATTTACGATCTGGCTTGTATGATAGGACGGCTAATGGGGCGGGATTGTGTAGTCCGCAAGGATGAAACGCGGGTGCGGCCGTGGGAAATCTGGTATTTGATGAGTGATAACACTAAACTTTACGATACCATCGCATATCGGCCACAAATGGGTTTGGAGGATTCGTTGGAGTTGACAATCGAGGATTTCCATCGAAATGGGGATAAGTGGGTTTGGCAATAGGAGAGAGAGATGGATGTAAAAGACGGACAGACCTGTGGCACTTGTGGTTTGTGTCATGCGGCGAATGATAAGTTGGGTACGTGCCGAATGGACCCGCCAAATTTGATGTTCCTCCCAAAACCGGCGAATGTGACTACCGGCGCGGGACCGCAGATGCAGCCAACGACGATTTACCCGACTGTCGATATCACCGATGTGGGATGCGGGAGGCATACACAACGTGCAGACCTACGAAGAACTTGAGGTCGCATGGGCTGAATTTAACGGCTTAGACCCCGCTGGAATGGTTGTCTGTTCTAGCGGGTCTTCTGCTTTGCACCTCGCCGCGACTATTGCTCCCGGGCAAGCCCGGTGGCCGTCACGACCGCCTGTCGCGATTATGCCCGATTACACCATGGTGGCGTGTCCCCGGGCGGCGGCCATGGCCGGCATGATCCCCGTTTTCATGGATTGTGGTGATGATTTACTATCGACAGACAGGGATATCCGCGAAACCAATCCAGCCTTCAGGAATACCAGGGTATTTATGCCCGTCCATATTTACGGGCGGCAGGTTGATATAGGAATCTTTGTTGGCGTTGCGAGGGTACTGGGGGCGGCCGTCATCGAGGATATGTCCGAAATTCACGGGGTTAATCCTCATCCGGATACGGACGCCGCGTGCTGGTCGTTTTACCTCAATAAAATCATTGCGGGTGAAGAGGGCGGCGCCGTCTACTTCAGAGACCCCGAAAAAGCTATCTTGGCTAGAAGCCTTCGCTCGATGGGTTTTACCGACGCTCACGACTTTATGCACGTCCCGGGCGGGTTTAACTACCGAATGTCCAATGCCCACGCAGGGTTAGTTTTGTGTAGTCTAAGGGACTACCCTACAATGTTGGCCGGGCGTCGATACAACGAATCAGTCTACGATTCGCTGGTGCCACTCGAATGGCAAATGCCTCCACGGGCGGCGCCGTGGGTCTATGATATTCGGTTGCCCTTCCCTGACATGGTTGACGAGGTCGTGCGTGCGATTCCGGGAGCAAGGCACGGGTTCAAGCCTATGCGGATGCAACCTGAATTCTTAGAGGCGGGATATAGGGACACGAACGCATTTCGCATGTCGCAACAAATCATGTACCTGCCGCTTGGTCCCGAAATTCACAAAAACCGTATCTGCGAAATGGTTGAAACGCTAAAGCGAACCATCGGCGCATAAATAGCCCCGACCCAGTACTCACTAATAACCACTCGCTCCGGTTGGTAGTGCTGGGATCGGGGTTTATTTTTCTTCGAAGCCTGTCGGCATTTCTGTGACTTTGTTCCGGTGGACTATAGACCCTTTTATCGGCCTCAGTCGCGGGATTTCTCTTCCTGGACCTGTCCATCTTATCGGTACCACTCGCCGGTAATACTTATCGGAATTAGCTTGACGGAACTCTGATACTCCGCTAAGCTTCAAGAGCGGTGGGGAGGCCCCGCTGCCTGAACGACCTGCGAAAAGGAGTTTCCCATGAAATTACTCTGGAAATCACTGAGCTACCGAGCGATCTCACTTGCCATCACCTCGACGGCGGCCTTCGCTGTCACCGGTTCATTATCTATGGCCATGTCCCTTGGCGGCGGTGATGCCCTTGTCAAGATCGTCGCCTATGCCTTGCACGAGAAAGCCTGGGAGGGCGCCGGCACGGCGACCGCCTGATCCCTAACCCCGGAGGTGACACTATGACGTGGAATAAAACGACAATCGCCAATATTTGGAAATGGGCGCCCAATCCGGGCCACCTCTGGCCCCGTGATTTTAAGTGGGTGAAGATAGCTTCATCGACATGCCCCTCTGATGAGGCGGCCGAGGCCTGGCTGAATAAGGAAGCCAAAGATCGCGGTCACGAAATTGATGAAGACGGAACTACCAAAAACGGCTCTGAATTTCTTTATGAGTACGATTTCGTTCACGATAATGAGGACTGACATGACAAAATTTACGCTGATTAGCCGTAAAGAGGAATCGGACAACATACGATTCGAATTCAAAACCGAGACCGGCGAAGAAATAGTTCTCAAAATTTACGACCCCGACCGGAATGAGGATCTTGGGTATCCCCGGGAATTCATGACGGGTAATGTGATCTGGGACCGAGACAATTGGTTTGCGGGTAATAATCTCGACAATTATGGCCACGGTCCTGGAATCGATTTTACGGGCTCGCCCCTGGAGTATTGTGAGTATTTTTGGAATGATTTTAATTCCAGTAGAAAGTCCACGACCTGATGCCGATTAACAAGTAGACGAGCGTAATTTACTAACCCCCGTACCAAGGAGAAGACAAATGGTTGCTGACATCACAACACGAGCGGACGGAACAGCCGAAGCGGCATTCGCCATGCAACCCGCCTGGCACGATCTCGGGGTGGTCGACACCGACCCCGACAAACTGACAAGCAAGGAGTTTTTCACGGCTGCCCAGCTTGACTGGAAAGTGAAGCAACAAAAGATGTGGGTCGGCGACGATTCATGGACGGTAGTCGAGGCGCCGGACAGCCTGGCAAATGTCCGCGAGGACAACGGGTTCATTCTTGGGTATGTTTCGCCGCATTACAAGATTGTTCAGAACAATGAGGCGTTCGAATTTTTGGATAGCCTTCACGAGGACAGGGAACTCGATTACGAATCCGCGTTCAGCCTACGGGGGGGCAAGGAAGTGGTCGTGACCGCCAGGCTCCCCAAAGTTGATGAAATCGTCCAAGGGGACGAACTCCAACGGTACGTTCTCATGGGTCTGAATCACGGCGGCACGGCGGCGATCTGGTTCGGGGTGACTTCGGTTCGGACGGTTTGCTCGAACACGTATGCCCTGGCCCTGGCCGAAGGCGACTGCAAGGAGCTGAGTATTCGCCACAGCGGGAACGTGAAGGACAGCCTGGATAGAGCCCGGGCGATCCTGAACCTCGCCAACACGATGCACGATGACCATGTCGAGGTTTGCCGGGGCCTTGCGGGGATCAACATGTCCGACGAAATGTGGGACAAATACCTCGACATCATGTGTCCCCGGATGCCCCAGGAGGACCCCGACTGGACGCCGCTTCGCGACCGGCGCGTGGTGGAAACCCGGACGGCCATCGAAGAGTGCTACCACAACGAACGGCAGACGATGCCCGGGGTCGAAGGGACTGCTTGGGCGGCGTTCAACGCCATTACGGAACACATTGACCACCTACCGCGACGCGGGGCGACCCGGGCGCAGAAGGCCGAAGCCCGGTTCAATGTGACCCAGTACGGACCGGGCCGTGACCAGAAGGAACGGGCGATGCAGGCGATCCTTCGCCTGACCTTGGCCAGCTAACGAAGATGGCAGAAAACGGCTCGGACACCGCAAGGATCCGGGCCGTTTTTGCGTTGGTAATGTTCGGAATTGTCCTGGACGAGACTCTGAACCTTTGCTAAGCTTCAAGTACGAGAGGGGGTGGCCCCCTCCGCCTGGCCCGAGCTGAAAGGGACATCATGAGCATTAAAAAGACTACGTTTACCGAGTTTGCTGAATCCAAACTAGCCGAGGCAGATGCCCTCGTGTTTTTGGGCTGTGGGGGCGATCTTAAGAAATGGGTCAGCGGCATCAGCGGCATCCTCACCGAGGAAAACATCATGAAGCCGGACTCCGAATGGTTCGTTCTGAAAACGACGGGCGGCCGAACTGATCTGGTTTGCCCCCTGAACGACACGGTGAACCTCGCCAAACTCGCCATGTGGCGCCTCCGCTTCGGTGACTGCTCTTGGTGGAGTGACTACGCGGTGAACTACGCTGACCACCACGCCGCATAACCTCAGAAAGGGAAATCATGAAAATCACAATTGAACATTGCCGGTATGCCCCGAAATGGGAAACACTCAATAAGATGCTAAAGGAAGTTTTGGCCGATCCCGACGGCAGACTTTCCAAGATTGACCGTGTGGACGGCGGTGTCGATTATCACGCCACAGGCAGGTACAACCTAGAATGGGATGATCGCAGAAGCCATGCCGTGTTGCCGATCACTTTGGTCTGCGTCCCGGTTGGAAAAAGTTCGGAATGATCCTGGACAATACTCTGAACCTTTGCTAAGCTTCAAGAGCGGGAGGGGGTGGCCCCTCCGCTTGGCCCCGAACGAAAGGTTTCAAATGAGTGCCTACGAACTGGCTGGCGAACTTCTGGCTGCGGGTTGGCCCAAAAGTCGCAAGCTCGTCATTCTGGCGGCGCGGTTCTACAAGGGCCTGGAAACGCTTGAGTCGCTCAAGCGGTACCTCAGCACTAGCGATGTTCTTTACATCGCGAAAATGCGGTAACCGGACGCCTGTTTTTCATGAAAGGGATAAAAATGTCGATAAGCCGAGGCGAAGTCACCGTTGAACTAGAACCGGGTAATTGGTACTGCGTTGTGGCGACCGAAGAGTATGATTTTGATTTTCGGGATTGCACCTCGTATGGGCCGTATCCGACGGCTGACAAAGCCAGTGAGGTAATGCATGCCCACGAAGCTAACCCGGGCGGCGGGTATGAGATGGCCCACGCCGAACTGGACGATTACCACCGCGACCTTGTCAAACGAGCCCGCGATGGCGGAGGTGATTGTCTGGCGAGTCTTCGGTGGTACGGGTGATTTTAAGGAGAGAATAATGGACCCTCAAACTACGCTACATAGTATGCTGTCCGCCCTGGCGGAGAACGACCGCGACGATGCGGAAGCCTATCTGGGCGACCTTCTTAACTGGATTGAGCGGGGCGGGTTTCTTCCGGTCGTTCAGTTTGCTGGCCCCGGTAAATTTGGAGTTGAGCGACAACTTGCTGGCAAAAGTTCGGAATGATCCTGGACAAGACTCTGATACTTTGCTAAGCTTCAAGAGCGGGAGGGGGGCGGCTGGTTCCCCTCGGCACACTTCTGTTTTTTGCCTCTTGTGAAAGGACCTGACATGACTATTAAATCCCGAAGCGAAATGCCCACCGTTGAGCGGACGATTGACCTGAATGGCCCCGAAGGCAACGCCTTCTTTCTGATGGGCCTCGCCAAACGGTGGGCCAGGGACCTGGAACTTGACGGCGAAGCAATTATCGCTGACATGATGTCCGGCAACTACGATCATCTGGTCGAAGTTTTCGATGAGCACTTCGGCTCCTTTGTCACCATTTACCGCTAACTCCGAGGGGCGAAATAAGCCCCTTATTTACTGAACTCTGTACCACCTGAAGGAGTCCAATCATGACTAAGTATGCTGATGCAATGGCGAAACTTGTATCCAAAATTCCGGATGCGAAATCATCGCCAGAAATGATCGTTTGCCGGGTTTTCCAGGCGACGGCTGACGCCACGGGGGGCGACATATTGCAGTGCTGCCGCGATTGCGGCGAAGAAGAAGTAATCTACCGCGACGGACTGTACGATTACCTGGACGCCTACGGAGGCGAGTACGGGGCCACAGTTCAGAAGTGGCTGATGGAAATCCCGGGAAGCATTAAGGATCTCGAAGGGATTCTGGACACCGCCGGAGTATATAAAACTTGGTCCTAAGGAGACAATGATGGAAGCCCATAAAGATCATTTGAAGATGAATTGTGAAAAGCTGCGGGATAACGCGGCGTCCCTGATCTCCAGGGGAAAGATGGTCCGCGCTGACCTTATTCTGGATCTTCTCGCGGTACTGGGCGCCAATGAGGCCTCACAGTCCGAAGAACCCGGCGATCCTAACCATTGGAAATTGGCGACGATTGTTGATGTTTCGGACCGGGTTCGCCGTATTTTAGCTTCGGAGTACTGGACAACACTCTGAACCTTTTAGACACTGAAAGGATGGTGATCAATGCAGAATACGTACGAAGCGTTCTATCGTAAGAAGCGTCTGACTGTGACGGCGGAGACGTCACTCAAGGCGCGGGACAAGGCAGCGGACCTGTTCAAGGCTCGCAAGGCTTACGACGTCACGGTTGTACTGGTCGAAAAGGAAGGCGAGCAGGTTACTCACAAACCCATGTTCTGAGGGATTTTGAAATGACAGAAGTTGCTATTCGGGCGCGCTAAGCTTCAAGTGCGAGAGGGGGAGGCCCCCTCCGCCTGACCGTACCACCTGAAAGGGACCAATCATGAAAGACGACATCACCAAACTCGCCGAAACGATCACACCATACCATGAAGCCACTTGGCACTACCAAGTCAAAGAGTGGAGACGCGACGGAGAACGGGAATACCTCGCAATCGTTACAGACGGGTGCACCGACAACATCCATCAAGCTCACGCCCTCTGCAACAGTTCCAGCAGACCAAGACATATCTGGGACACACGCTCAGAAGAAATAGTTCATAGAAACTATTGACCGAACGCGATCTACCGCGAGATGATGATCGCCGGCCGGATTCCCCGAGGTGGTTTTCACGGGGACGATTCAAGAAGCCCGCCGCCAGTGGGTAGGAATGAAACAGCGGGCTGCACCATTGTGAAAATCAGTTGACCTCGATAACCGTCCCGATTTGCATCTCGGTAATGTGGGTGACAACCACGAATTGGCACTCCATCTCCCTGGCG